ACCATGTTATTTTCGCACTGGAAGGTCGTAGCTGGCGCAAGGATTTTTACAAGCCTTACAAGGCCAATCGAGCTGTGGCCCGTGGCAAAATGAACGAAACTGAGCAAGAAGAGGACAAGCTGTTCTGGGAAACCTATGATGAGCTCACTAAATACTTGACAACAAAAACAAATTGTAGCGTTATCCGGCACCCTGAAGCTGAAGCGGACGATGTTATTGCTCGCTGGATCGCACTACACCCCCAAGACGAACATGTGATTATTTCCAGCGACACAGACTATGTGCAGCTGGTGGCGCCGAACGTAAAACAGTACAATGGTATTACCGATGAACTTATTACCCTCGAAGGCATCTTTGACGACAAGGGCCGTGCTATCAACGATAAGAAAACTAAACAGCCAAAAGCCGCTCCGGATCCTGCCTGGCTGCTATTTGAAAAGTGCATGCGTGGCGACACGTCAGACAACGTATTCAGTGCATATCCTGGAGTTCGCGAAAAGGGCACAAAGAATAAAGTTGGTCTCCGTGAGGCCTTTGCTGACCGAGACCGTAAAGGATACAATTGGAACAACATGATGCTCCAACGTTGGACAGACCACAACGGAGAAGAGCATCGTGTGTTGGACGACTATGAACGAAATGTCACCTTGATTGATCTCACTGCACAGCCCGACACAATCAAATCTGCTGTGGATCAAGCAATTTGCGAACAAATCAGCCACAAAGACGTGGGCCAAGTTGGTGTTCACTTCATGCGTTTTTGTGGCAAGTTCGAATTGAATAAACTGTCTGAGTCAGCTGGTCAAATCAGCAACTGGCTCAATGAAACTTACAAAGGAGTATTAGATGATCGTAGCAAAACCAGTAATAGCCAACCAGTTTTGGATTCTCAAGCAGAATAACCAAAAGATAGGCAACATCCAAGTTGCAGCCGATGGCAGTTACGAAGTAAAAATACTGGATCGTGTAAACACTTACAAAACAATACCTATGGTTAGAAAAGCCATTGGCATTGAATTTGAACCAGCAGAAAAGAAAAGCAAATCTGCAACTGACAATGTGCATGGGTTTCCCACTGGGTGCAGAGCTCACAACGGCATGTGGGATATCAAGCGCAAGTTACCGCTGTTCACCAAACTCAGCAAAAGCAAATCATGGTTTGCTGCTGGCTGGTATCAAGTCAAGCAACACCGCAACTGGAAAATCGTACAAAATCCCAAACTGATCGTGCTAGAGCGTTATGCCTATCGCGGCCCATTTCAAACCAAGGAACAAGCAAATGACCAATCCGTTTCGTGATCAAGAGAAATTTATGAAAGCTTGTGACCAAAGTGTCACAGGCGACGAAGAACAATTTAAGATGTATGTCAAACTTATTGACGAAGAAGTAACAGAGCTCAAGGAAGCAATTGCTGCCGGCGACGAGTTGGAAATACTCGATGCATTAGAAGACATTCTTGTTGTAACTATCGGTGCCATTCACAGCAAAGGCGCAGATGGCGAAGGTGGCTGGAAAGAAGTCATGCGTACTAACTTTGCCAAGATCGACCGAGAAACAGGCAAGGTTCGCAAGCGTGAAGACGGCAAGGTCTTGAAACCTGTGGGCTGGACAGCGCCAGACCTAAAACCGTATCTTAAAAAAACGCATCCATTTAACAAATTCTCATGAGCCTTCACATTAACCGTTTTATTGATTTAATCAAAGCACAAGAAGTTCGTGGTGGTAGGGATATCACTATGAGCTTGCGTGATGCCAAAGATTTACACACCGACATAACCAAATTGCTGTTGGCCATGGAGTCCATGCGCGAGCAACTGGTTGTTCAAAACAGTGTGATTCAGGTGGAAGTTTCAGGTGGAAGTTTCAAAAACTGAGCAGTTTATGGTCATAAATAAACTGGGAGTTTAATATGTCGAGACCCAAACCACAAGTGCTGGTTGAGCACACCAACAAACAAACTTACAAGACCGAGCAAGTGCTGGCGTCGGAAGGGGTGTGGGCTGTGTTCTTTGACGGCAGTCCAATAAACCTCAAAACGTCCAACATGCTCACACAGTTTCCTGGACCAAAGTACAAAAAGGTAAGTTTTGCCAACAGCGGCCATGCTATCAACCTTTGTCGCAAACTCAACACCCAGTTCAAAACCAACAAGTTCACTGTGGTGTTGCTAAAATCTGGGGACACAGTATACCCCAATGGTCAATAAAGAAGAACTCACTCAGCGACTGATTGATCAACTTCAGGGCGAAGACCGTCCTGATTTTGAACATGCCCTTATGGTTTGGTGGCAGGATTGGCGTACTGATTCTGGACTGCGACTTACTACCGAAGGGCGAGACTTGTTGGACCTGCTGGAGTACGAATCCTATCAGTTCGAAATCCCCGTGGTCATTGCTGTGGTTCCCCGAAACCTGCTGATACTTGACAAGAAATTGACTTGTCCCTATCATATTAGACTGGGCAAGAAGCCTGTGTTGACCTTGTATGGCAGCAAGGAGGCCACTCTTTTTGCTCTATTTAATAACCCTGACAAGTTCATGGCCTTGCTTGCCCAGAGTTGACCAGAAAAACAAGATCGCTTATACTGTAATTACACCATCCCAATAACCCATAGGAAAGGAGCACACAATGCCCAGAATTGCAAAACCCTCGGTGGTTGCCTTCAAAGTCGTCCTAACGGAGTATGATCGGTTCAGTGGTCGGAGCCATTGGGATACGTGGTATTTTGACAACGAAGCAGAGGCTAAACAGGCTGCTATCGACTACAACACCAAGCACAATACCGCCGCAAGTGCCCCAGATTGGTATGTAAGGGCCGACTACGCAGGCTCTGTAAACTAAAGTTTACATTTTGTAACCCCGAAAAGTAGTACTTTTGTAGTACTACTTTTTGGTTGACCCGAAATAGCCATTTTGCTATAATATACACATGTTAAGAAAAAAGCGTTCGGATCGTAGCCACATTGTTTACTTCATCCAAATTGGACTGGAGTACTACATTGGTATCACTGCCAAGACTCAGCGCACTATCAACATGAGCCTGCGTAGTCGCATCAACAAGCATATCTATCGCTCGCGCACCGAAGACAAGAGCTGGAACCTGTACCAAGCAATTCGTGTTGCTGGCGAAGGCGCTGTTAACTATGCTATCATCGACGTGGTGCGTGGCAAGGATGCGGCCCACAAGTTAGAGCGTGAACTGATACGTGAGTACCGGCCTGCACTCAACACCGACGTTCGCGTCAAAGGAGAATAAAATGACAGTTTATATTGTTGTTTACCGTGGCACTGTGTATGGTGTCTATGACAGTCGCGAGAAAGCTCTGGCATCAGAGTACGGCGATCTCTACGATGCCGAAATCTTGGAAAGGGCTGTGCTATGACCGTCTATATTGTGATCCGCAACGACAAGATCGACTCGGTGTTTCTGACTCAAGAGCAGGCGCAGGCACACATTGACAGCATCAAGGGTTGGAACCTTTGGAAGATCGTTGAAAAAGACATTGAAGGAACATTGATATGATGAACACACGAATTCAAACATTGTTAGCCAAATTCAAAGAAACTGAATCAACACATCGCGGTGCTGAATGTTTGGCTGGTCTCGATGAAATTGAAAAATTCTCCGAGTTGATTGTTCGAGAATGTATCAAGGAAATGGGTCGCTATGAATTCATTGATGTGGCTATGCGTGAAGTAAAAGAACATTTCGGAGTTGAATGATGGAATTGAGTAAATTAGTAGGGCGTGATCAGCTACCGGGAGACGAAGTGGCATTTGATAGATTGGCAAAAGTATTCGCTAACCCTATGCCTGGTCCTATCAACTGCCAACGCAGACAGCGGGTTGAGCGGCCAGATGGTAAGACTGAGATATCAAATAAGAATGTTGAATGATGAACGAACGAATTAAAGAAATTGCGGCCAAGGCTGGTATCTATGGTGCTGTAGATATCAATGGAAATTACGAGAACGAAGCGGAAGTAAAAAAATTCGCCGAATTGATTGTGAGAGAATGTGCCGCACATTTACACCGCCGAGGTGTTGAAGGATTTGGTATTCTGGAAGAACGAAATCTAAAAGAGCATTTCGGAGTTGAATCGTGACCAAACTTTTTCGTACCCAACTAGATGATCAAATGGATGCACACATTGATCAAATTATAGAGCAACTGCAAGCTGTCAAGAATGCTCGAACCTACTTGCGAAAAAGTGCAGAAGTGGGTAAAATAGCAGAGCAGTGCCAGAGCTATGACAGTTATTGGACCGAGCGAATTTACAACTTGATGGACTAACATGAACAAAGAAATCGAACTCAAACCCGGCGAAGGCAACTACTATCGCGCTATGGCATTCCATTGGCTTATTGTTGCAGTGGCCATTGTGCCTGTGCTGTTGGCGCTGATTGTAGCAATTGTCAATCCGTTTTGGTTTCGTAACTCATTATTTGACTGGATCGAAACCAGAGTAAACCGATTGAGTCGCTGGAGAAATTATCAAAAGTATCACATCTATCTCGGATGTGATCCTAAAATGTGGCACACCCTCAAAGGAGACTTGAAATGACCATGCCCGCTGGCCGATACTACATTGGCGACTTGTGTTATGTAATGCACAACGAGTGGAAAGAGTGTTGCGAGTTGTTCTTCCCTTATGTGCCCGGTCAAAATTATGAGAGGCAAGTGGAAGGTGAGTTTACGCTAGCAGACGGTCGTCGCTTTGCTAGTTTTGGCACTGCATACGGCGATGGCTCTTACCGGAGCAATATTGGCACCGACCATAGTGTGGACTCCGGAAGCATTGGTTGTATTCGTGTGGAAGACATCCAAGATAAAACTTACGACCTTGAACGCCTTGTGCAGTTGGGCGCTATTGTAGATTTTGAACAACCTTTTGAAGTGGAAGCAGACTACGGATTGCTGAAGTTCGGACATGTGCAAATCGAAACTGCCGCAGACGAAGAAGAATACGAAGAAGAGGAAGTATGAGGGGTCTAAAAGGCTCTTACCAGTGCAAACATTGCGAGGGCCTGTTTACTGCTAGAGTAGCAGATAGACAACGTGGATGGGCTCAGTTCTGTAGCAAAAATTGCAAACAACACCGGCAAGAACAAGCAAAGAAAATTTGGAAAACACTTAGGAGGTAATATGCCTTGCATGAGTTATGACACAAACTGGGCTCGGACCAGCACCGATCGAGACATCAAGCGGCTCAAAAACGAAGCCGACAAACTGGCTCGTATTGCCTGTAAGGCCCTGGCGGCACTGGAAGAAATGGGCAAGGAAGATTTCCTGTTGCTCCGGGATGATGAGATCCGTGAGTGGTGGACCACACACAAAGAAGCTGACCGCAAAGCTCGAGCCGAAGCACAGGCTCGTCAAGACCGCAAGGAAGCCAAAGAGCGACTGCTGGCACGACTAACCGACGAGGAAAAAGCCCTGTTGGGACTAAAGAAAAAGTAGTACTTTTGTAGTACTACTCGTTGGTTGACCAATATTTCCCAATTTGCTATAATATAAGCATAGTAAGAAATAAGGAGCCGCAAATGGCACGAGAAACCAAAGCAGAACGACTGGCCCGCGAAGCCGCAGAGCTCGAAAAGCGTGTGGAACTGGCCAAGTCCACCTACACTGAGCGCATGATGGCAGTCCTGGATCGTGCCACTAAAATGAACTTTGAGATCGAAGTCAAGGACGCTAAGTTTGTGCTCAGCGACCGTGATAACCGCTACACTACCTTCTACGTTCTGCCTGCGTGGACTGAGTTTGCTGATACCAGTCTGTGGGAACTGGAATACAACGTGGAGGACAAGGAAGCAAAACGTGCCGAAGCCGAGCGCCGTGCCAATGTCCGTAGCGCCGCACTGAATAAACTCAGCCAAGAAGAACGCGAAGTGTTGGGGTTGTAAAATGAACGAACGAATTTTTGAAATCGTCCAAGGACTAAATGGTAGAGTTGGTTTAACCTGGGCTGAAGAGGACAAGGCAGAATTCGCCGAGTTGATTGTGCGAGAATGTGCTGATAAATGTTTAGCAATGGCCTATGTAAATCCAGGACCTCATCACTATGCGGCTATGATTAAAGAACATTTCGGAGTCAAATGATGAAATACGTAATAACCAAACAACACTACGACATGGCACCCGGAACTGTGGTCTATTCAGTGCCCAACATGGGGCCGGAGTTGTTCACGGTCAAGGAAGGCGTTTACATGGAACCTTACCTGCGTTTGGTTCCGCAGGAGAAAGTTGAGGCAGTAGATGAGTAAAAAGCGTGTGTTAGATCGTAACGATCACGTTGACATTGTTGACTTGTTTGACGGTCGTAGCCTAGACGATGTGATCATTGACCTGCAAAGCATGTTGCATCGGTACGAAGAAGAAATCTTCACCCATGACAAGCAAGTAAAATTCGAAACCGAATACTATGGCCATGACGGTGGCCTGGAGGTCTACGTGCGTGTGGATCGTTGGGAAACCGATGCTGAATACGACAAGCGTGTGGCCAAGGAATGGGCCGCGAAAGAAAAGGCTCGCCAAGCTCGTGAAACCAAAAAGGCTCGGGCACTTGCCACAGCGTTGGCCACGGAGCAAGAAGAACGTGAGTTGTTTGAAAAACTGAAACAGAAGTTCGGAGATGTTGCATGAGTGACAAGAAACGACGATATAAAGTTTGGGAAACCAAAGACGGTCGTGGAGAACTCATCCTTTATTTTGTAACCGATCGCTATAGCAAAGAAGAAGACGAGGACGGTTATCGGACCGTTGCAGAATTTCCGGTTGGTCCCCGACACGACAAAGATGAACAAGCACGCCGTGCCGAGGACTATGCGGCTTACATGAACAAGTTGGTCGAGGCTGCAGAGCAAGCATACGAGCACAATAAACTGATTAACATTTTGAAAGCGTAATATGAGCGTTATCACAGCATACAAATCAGAAGCAGATGGTAAGATCTTTGAAGACAAAAAGAAGTATCAGAACCATCTGCGTAAACTTGCACGTCACCGTCTTGAGCAAAAACGTTTGACTATTGCTCGCGAACAGGCTGATGCTGAGTGGGCTCCGCTGTACGAGCGTGAGCAATGCCTAGAAGACTGGGCTGTTATGGTTATCAACAACCAGCACCTGTTCTGGGCCGAAGCGGCACGTCACAATCACTATGACTGGGAACGAGTTGGCAAGGCTTTCAGGGGCAAAGGCATTCCCATGCCCTGTCCCAAACTGCTGGAGTTTACTGAATTTAATCTGGCATGGAGCGAATCAGTTAGCAACAGCCACTCATGCCCGCACAATGGTATGACCAACTGGGGTGGCCGTGTCCCGGGCGCACCGCGTGGTTATCCTGGCTGGAGTGGCCACATTGAATGGCTGATCGAGTGGCCCAAGGAGTGGGATGGTGTTTACCTAGGAGGCAATCTCTTTGGCGGCTTTGGTAGTCACCGAACGCGACCTCGTGCTTACACTGGCTCTGGCAGTGGTGGTGGTATGCACTACAGCAAAGAACACAAGTGCTATGTCCAATTATTCGGTTATAGTTTCAATATCTTTGCCGCTGACTGGCCGGGCCTGGCTCGCTACCGCGAAAAACAAGTGATGTGGAACAAGCTTGCTGACCGGGAGTTTGCGTGAACGAAGTCACTGACATCATTGATCGCCCGATCCGTGTGGGTGACTTTGTAGCGTTCTATGCCAACGTCTACCAAGTTCTAGGATTGGGTAAATCTCGTAACAATGGTGGCGCTACGGTAAAAATCATGTTGGCTGACCCCAGCGCCACAACTCGGCCCGTCAATAAGTTTAGCAAGGAAATGTGTGTGATTCCTGCAGAGGAAGTTACGTTCTGGCTGTTAAAAAGGAAAAATCAATGATTCCCGAAGAACACAAGGACGCCGTCATTGCAAATGGTTTGCATTTTATGCGAAGCATCACAGAAGCCTACGGTGCCGATGAAGGCATGCGGCTGTGGGAAACCATTGCCGGCACCTTGGACCCGGATGTGAAAGGGCAAATCTTCTTTGCCATGCTCACAGGCACTCACAACAACAGGATCGTGTTGCGCCGGGTAGGTCCCAACACTGACCGTGTGGCCCGTATCAAAGAGATTCGCAACTGGACTGGACTGGGTCTCAAGGAAGCCAAGGATGCGTCTGACATGGTCGAGTTAGGCAAACCCATGAGCCTCACAGTTCGACCACAAGATTACAGTGTGGCCGTTGTGGGCCTGCGTCGAGTAGGATTTGAAGTATGAGCAGAAGCCGCTGGGAATTTGTTAGGCGAGAAGGCAACATTGTGTTCATCCGGGACCTGGATCTCGGTGGGCGCAGTGTCACCAACGATGCTGAACAGGTATATGAGGAGTGCCGGAATATATTTGGCCCTTGCCGGGTGGTGTATCAAGATAGCCAAGGTGATTGGGCAGAGATGGTCAAGCACATAAACTGGATGGGAGAAACCATTGGATTCCGACCCTGGCACGGCTTGGTTTGGGACCGACTAACAAAGGTGGAATCATGAACGAACGAATTCGAGAACTTGTTAAACAGGCAGGCGGACATTTCTCCACTCACACTCTAACGAGCAATCCGGTACAATACCGAGAATCCATTGGGTTGTGGGACAACAATATTGAAAAGTTCGCCGAGTTGATTGTTCGGGAATGTGCTATGCTTGTTGAGGGATTTATCCTTGAACAAGAAGTTGCCCTTGATGATTATCAAGAATATGAAGCAAGTGCAGTATTAAAAGAACATTTTGGAGTTGAATCGTGAAAGCAGTGGGATGGATTGAAAATGGAGAGGTGCGTTGGTTATGTCAAAACCAGCCTGCCGAGAATACCACGCTGTTTGTGGAAGTGCCAGAACCAGTGGAAGATCGTGAGCCCATTGGCTATAGGCTGGAACCCATCTACGAAACTCGTCGGGGCATGATTGCCACAGCGGCGTTCATCCTGTGCTCAAGTTGCGGGGGTGCCATTTCCAGCAATGGTGGGCCCAAATACAATGCCATATGCTTGCGATGCTTGGACAAATTGGACGTTTTTAATAAGTTGAGTCAATAATGGAATACACTTACATTCTTGTGATTTGGACCATGGTTGGTGCATCTGGATGGTCGCCACTGCGGCCACAATATGACTGGCGTCCCATTGGCGAATTCCATATGGAACAAGGTCACGTAGGTAAAAGCTACAAGACTGCCAAGGAAATGTGCGAAGAAGGTGCTCGCCAACTTGGGCTTGCGCCCGAAAACTATCGTTGTGTGAGATCCAAATGAATGTAGAAAAGGAAAATACATTTCGAGCACTGTCGGCCAAACCTTTGTTGGCCACCCATCAATGGTGGTGCAGGATTGGCATTCACGGTTGGTTGCCTTGGCGGGACCCTGTTAAAAATCGTCGTGGTATTTTTGATTACATTGAGCAATATCGTGTGTGCGGACATTGTGGCCGAGCACAACGCAGATTGTTAGCAAGAGACTAAATGACCACCATTCCATTGCCCCGTAACTACGGTTCCATCGAAGGGCTAGATCATTGGCTCAAAAAAAACATACCCCACGAGTATCACCTAGATGGTGGCCCAAGGTGGCGTATTTTAGTCGGGCCTACTAGTTATTGGATTGGATTTGCCCGAGAATCGGATGCGACCTTTTTCAATTTGATTTGGCCGCATTGACCAATAATTCAACACCTGTTATAATAAGCACATGAGTCTATATGTTCCACCAGTTACCAATTTACAAGATCTTTCCAAGTATAACAAACTTGGAGACAGTGCAACCGCAGCCGCAGTCACCGCCAGTGCATACAAACCTGTGAGTAACGTGGAAACAGAAAAGTTGAAACCCGATCCCACCAACCCAAACACCACAACCAAAAAAGTCATCGACTGGGGACTGTATAACATCAAGGCTGAACACGTTCAAACACAGCATATTGGTTCCAACATTGACAAGAGTGTGTAATGACTAATCTAACCTACTACAAAATTCGCAAGAAGTCAGACCCTGAACTGTTTCGCAAGGCCGATGGCTCTTGGAACAAGTCTGGCAAAGTGTATGACACCCTGGGCAAACTTCGTGCTACAATTACCAACAAGATGAATAGTTACTATGACAGTGTTCGCGGTGAGATTCAGGATTGGGAAATTGTAGAGTTTGAAGTTCGCGTGAAAGAAGTTAAACAACTGCACGAAATTGTCAAACCCGAAAAAGTCTGGGACCTGTTGAAAAAATGAAAGCTAAAACAAAAAAGACCAGGATGTTTGCCCCGGCAGACCATCCCAAATCATTCATAATCAAAGAACGTCTTCAAGGACGATCATACAACTACAACTTCAAGGCTCGTGTGGATCTGCCACTAGACTTGTTTAACCAGCGTGTGATTGGGCGTATGTTTGGTCGCCTACACCGACTGGCCTGTCACTCGCCTGATCCGGTTGCAAAGAAATGGCGATCAGCGTATAATAGGTTTATGGATCGCTACTTTGCCAACCGCGGCGAGCACTCAGTGAACTTTGCCAACACTCGTACTTGCCATAGGTTCCTTTGATATGAACGAACGAATTTTAGAACTTATGGCCGAGGCTGGGATTGATGTAGAGCGACTACGCATGCATCCGGGTGGCTGGCCCAAAGAAGACCTATTGGTTCTTGAAGACTTTGCCAAGTTGATTGTGAAAGAATGTGCTGATATTGCCAATCAACAATTTGAAGCGGCAACAGGTTTATCTGATCGTGACTGTCTGACTGCCAACGAGATGAAGAAACGTTTCGGAGTTGAATGATGTTTAACAAAACACAGAACTCTGTACTAGATCGAGTAAAACAAGGTCCATTCAACTTTGATGCCGAGTGGATAGTTTATCCTGATGGTAGTCTAGCGTATTGTGTTCGAGGGCACCAAATGTACCACGGAGCAACTGGACTACAAAATCATGGACTTGTTAAAGTGTCTGAACAATTACGGCGGGCTGGTAGAAAGTTTGCGGAAAAGTATAGCGTAAGTGGCCCAACTGAAATCGTAACTTATAGGGTTGAATGATGAATGAATATGAACTGATTTGGAAGTATAACATTGCGTCTGAGCATCTTAAAATGGCAGGATATAAAGTATCACCGGGAAAAACGGGATTCCATATCACCAATTCTAACAATAAAATTGTAGGCAGTGTTCAGACAGTTGATGGAGTGGATGGATTCCTACAAGGGATTTGGTGGGCCAAGGAAAAAGATAATGAATGAACGAATTCAAGAACTTGTTAAACAGTCAGGCGGCGACTTTTGGCAACGACTGGAAAATGATGCAGTTAAAGAAAACGCATACATCACATTTGATCCGCCAGAGAGTTTGGAAAAGTTTGTTGAGTTGATCGTCAAAGAAACACTAGAAGTTGCTAGAGCAGGCGTTGAGTTTGGCGATGGTATGGAGTCGGCTGTAGAACAATATTTTGGAGTTAAACTATGAACACCACACTGATACTGATCACCCTGTTGTTTACCAAGCATTGTATTGTTGACTTTCCATTGCAGAACAAGTTCCAATGGAGCAACAAAGGTACGTATGGACACCCTGGCGGGATCTTGCACGCCTGGCTTCACTGCATGGGTACATTGTTCTGTTTCTATTGGTATGCTCCTGTAGCAGCCTGGTATCTTGCTGCTGCAGATGGTTTGATTCATTATCATGTGGATTGGGCCAAGATGAATCTAAACAAGCGTTTGGGGTGGGAGCCGAACACACATGAACAGTTTTGGTGGTTGCTGGGTGTGGACCAATACCTGCATGCCATAACATACATTGGCTTGGTTGCGTTGGTGGTGTAATGGAATACGATTATGTAATTGAGGATGGCATTGTCAAACTCAAGCCAATGTATTTGCCCTGTGGTGGAACCGCATACTTTGATGAAGAGTCGGGCATTAGCTATCGTTGCGAGCTTTGCGGTGCCGTAGTAGGTAGCATCGGTCAGCCACAGCAATGCAAAGACGAAGCACAGAAACACGAGAATTGGAAAACACTCGGTGGGCAAGGTTGGAACTATGAAAAAGGAGAACCGGCGTGACAAAAGCAATTCCCGAACATCAGGACATTCTCGGTCAGGCGCTTGCCATTGGCGATTGTGTGGTGTTTCCAAATAGCAATACCATGTATGTGGGCATTATTACAAAATTCAACCCCAAGATGATCCG